ACATGGTCGCAATGGTTCGGCCTAAAACCCGGCCCTGATTTAACCGATGCCGAGGCCGAGCGCCTCGCACCGATTTTGGAAAAAGCCGCCAAAACAATTCAGGATCATTTCGACCGCTCAAATTTCGCCGTGGAAATTCACCAATGTTACCTCGACCTGATTGTCGGCGGCACAGCGAGTATGAATTTCGAAGAATCACAAATCGGCAGTTTCTCCGCGTTTAAATTCTCCGCCACACCGCTCACGCATATTGTTTTGGAGGAGGGCGATAACGGCTATCTTGATGGTGCGTTTCGCCAGATGAGATTAACGCTCGACCAAATCACATCGCGCTACCCCAATGCCGCGATCCCTGCGGAGATATTGAAACGCGCCGCGCAAAACCCGCAAGAGACATTCAAGATTTTGGAATCGGTTCTGCCTGATGCGCTGATTTATGAATATCACGCGTTGTTGATGGAAGATGAGGACAGCCCCGTCCTCCTTGCGACAGGGAAATTTGCGCAAAGCCCCGTGATCTCATTTCGCTGGCTCAAATCACCGGGTGAAATTTACGGACGCTCGCCCGTGATGAAAGCATTGCCCGATATCAAAACCGCCAATAAGGTCGTGGAGCTAGTCCTTAAAAACGCCTCTATCGCGGTCACGGGGATCTGGCAAGCCGATGATGATGGCGTCCTGAACCCCGCCAATATCGAGCTAACCCCTGGCAGCATCATCCCCAAGGCGATCGGCTCAAAAGGCCTGCAGCCGCTGGACATGCCCGGTCGTTTCGATATCTCTCAGCTTGTCCTCGAAAGCCTACAATCGCGCATCCGTCACGCATTGCTTGCCGATAAGCTCGCCCCCGTTGCATCACCAAAAATGACCGCGACCGAGGTGATCGAACGCAGCGCGGAAATGTCGCTTTTGCTTGGTGCAACATATGGTCGCCTGCAATCCGAGCTTTTAACACCGCTCATCAAACGCGCCTTCGCCATCCTCAAACGCCGCGGTGAAGTGCCCGATATCGATCTTGATGGACGATTGGTCGTGGTCGATTACCGCTCACCGCTGGCGCGCAGCCAAGGGCAAAAGAACGTGCAAAACACGCTGAGCTGGATTTCGTCCGTCCTCGCCATGGGGCCTGAAGCCTCCGCCGCAGTAAATCTGCCGCAAGCCGCAAGGTTCTTGGGTGACGCGCTGGGCGTGCCGAGTGATCTGATCCGAAAGGATATCCCGCAATTGAATTTGGGCGATCTGGTCAAAGCCATTGATCCAACTATTGCCGCCGAGAATGCGCCAACGCCAACGCCAAAACAAACCGCAACACCCAAACCAGAAAAAGAGAAAATAGGAGAACCAGTATGATATTCGACCTCATGAAACCACGATACGAATTGCCGATCACCCCTGCGGAAAAGGGCTTAACCTACGCTCAGCCGGAACCCGGAAAAATTGAGAGGCGCGACATCGAAAAAACTTTTGCTCGCCTATTCTCAACCGATGACGGCCAAAAAGTCCTCGCCCACCTACAGGTCATAACCTTTCAACGGGCAATGGGGCCGGGCGTTGCCGATGAGCATTTACGCTATATCGAGGGACAACGCTCCATGGTCGCAACCATCCTGCGCCTCATCGACCGTGGCAGAAAACCGAGATAGTCAAAACCCAAATTTAATACTCAACCAAAGGAGAAAACCAAATGACAAACTTACTCATCGAAGATGTCGACCCATCCATCGTCCCCGACAAATTCAAAAACCCGGAAACAGGGGCAATCCGCCTCGATGCGCTTGTGAATTCATACGGGGAATTGGAAAAGAAAATGTCGGAAAAACCAACGCATAACGCCCCCGCATCGCATGAGGATTATTGCGTTAATTGCGACCACGGCATGTTCCAACCCGACAATGACATCAACCAACGCCTCCACGCCAAGGGCATGAGCCAAGAACAGGTGCAGGAAGTCTATGATCTTGCGGCTGAAAAAATGGTGCCAATGGTCAAACAAATCGCGGGCGATTTCAGCGCCGATCATGAAGTCGAAAAGCTGATCAATCATTTTGGCGGCGCCGATCAATGGAAAGAAGTCTCCCGCCAGCTATTGGCATTTGGAAACCGCAACCTTCCCGCTGATGTGCTTGAAAATCTATCAAGCTCCTATGAGGGTGTGCTTGCGCTGCATAAAATGATGCAATCCGAAGAACCATCAATGAAAAAACAAACCGCCAACCCATCGAAAACAGGCAGCGAAGATTTACAATCCATGATGCGTGATCCCAAATATTGGCGTGACAAAGATCCCGCCTTTGTTAAAAAGGTGACCGAGGGATTCCAAACGATATACGGTGAATAACAAGATAAGCCCCGATCACATGATTGGGGCTTTTTTTTATTAATGCGCGAGCTGGGATTCTGCGAATTTTGAAGAGACATAATCATCAACGACCAATTGCAAACCTTTGCGCATTGTGTCGCTTAAAGGATCAAATTCAAATGCAATGCGATCATTGCTCTTGCGAACAACCCGCGCAGTATGCGGCAAATCAATCACATCATTGCTTAGCTTAAATTTCATGGTGACATCAACCGTTGTGTTCACACCAAAGCCCCGCGAATCGCCGTTGACAGCAACACCGCCCATTGACCAATTTTCAACAGGATAAATTTGACCATCAATAACAACAGCTGAATTATCACAAGAACGTCGCGAAAACCGCCTGCGCGTGGAATATTGCTCATTGGTGTTTTCCGCTTTTAAACCTGAAAAGAGTGTTTCAAACATATGTGCTCCCCGTGCATGTCTATTATTGATTAAATGCATTATAAGGATTCGATCATAAAAATGCAAGTTCACACAAAATAACCCTTGACATTATAGGAATAATATCCTATATTTAAATCATCAACACCACCAATGTATCTTAAAACATGCGGTTAACGCGGATTGCACCCCTACGGTGTTTATTCATGCGCCCGCATGTTTCTCGCGTATGGCCGTTCTTAAACGATGAATGAAAACCACAGAGGGCCGAGCCTCAACCCCCGAACATAACCCATTAAAAACAAAAGGATAAATTTATGTCTACATCAATAGATCAGGCCTTCATCAAGCAATTCGAACGCGAAGTGCATGAAGCCTATCAGCGTCAGGGATCAAAACTGAGAAACACTGTACGCACCATTTCAAACGTCAATGGCAGCTCGGCAGTCTTCCAAAAAGTCGGCGTGGGAACGGCCTCAACAAAATCCACACACGGTCTCGTCCCTGTTATGAACCTCGATCATTCCAATATCGAAGTCACACTTCAAGATTATTACGCGGGCGATTGGATTGACCGCCTTGACGAGCTAAAAATCAACATCGACGAACGCCAAGTCATCGCCAGCGCAGGTGCAAATGCATTGGGCCGTAAAACCGATGAACTGATCATCGACCAACTTGCCAGTGCGTCGGCGACCACAATTGCGGATGGCAATATCGGCCTCACCAAAGATAAAATCCTCAACGCATTCGAAAGCTTTGGCGAAAATGATGTGCCTGATGACGGCCAACGTTTTTGTATCGTCGGATGGAAGCAATGGAGCGAGCTACTCTCAATCGATGAATTCGTAAAGGCGGACTACATCGGCAATGACGCCCTGTCATTTGCATCCATCACACAAGCCAAAATGTTCCTCGGCACAATATTCATTCCGCATTCCGGCCTTCCGATTGATGGAAATGATATCCGATCATGTTTCTGGTATCACAAAACCGCAGTCGGTCACGCAAGCGCATCCGATGTGGAAACAGATGTCAGCTGGCACGGCGACCGCGCCGCACATTTTGTGAACAACATGATGAGCCAGGGCGCAGGCCTAATCGACGAAAACGGAATCATCACAATCAATTGTGACGAAACTCCCGATTAAATCTTAATCCCCTCCCTGTGTCATCCTGAAGGGCTTTAGACCTGAAGGATCTCCTAAATCAATGAGATCCTTCGCTGCCGCTCAGGATGACATTCTTTAAATTTGAAAGGAACACCCATCATGGCTTTTAACCCATCAGATATAAGCGTACTCGCCTACGCCAATAACTTCACGCTGTGGCACGTCGCCACAACGGATGCCGACGTAACAACCGAAGGCTATTTCGATACAGCCGCCGAATTGTTGCGCGTCAATGACCTCGTGATCGCGAATGTCGATACCGATGGAACCCCCGCCACGACGTTCTATGTCGTCACCGGCAATAGCGGCGGCAATGTGACAATCGCAGCTTACGCATAAGCGCGATATCCTCCAAAGCATAGCATTGCCATTGGCTGGAGCGCGGATCATCCCTTCGATCACCACGCAGCTCGCCAGCCCTATGCCATGGATCCATCGTATACGACCCTTGGCCGCCGCAAGATCTGCGGCCAAATAACGGTGCAGCCCTGACCCTTCCTGTCCTCTCACAAAAGGGCAGGGCTGCATTTTTTTTAATTCATAAGGAGACCCAATATGGCACTCAACGACGTGGCATTGTGTTCACGCGCGCTCATTCGCATTGGCGCCGCACCCATTACATCATTCAACGGCGGCACCGCCGAAAGCGAAATCGCAGGGGCGCTATACGGCTCAACCCGTGACGCGCTGCTCTCTGCCTATCGCTGGAGTTTCGCCAGCGCGCAGCTTGCCCTCTCACAACGCGCAGCCGACCCCATCGCCGATTACAGCTTCGCTTACCAACTGCCCAATGACTTCCTGCGCGCCGTCTCGGCTGGAACAGGTGCGCGGGGGCGTGGCCTCAATTACCGCATCGCCCGAGGCGCGCTTAACACCAACGCAAGCGCAGTTGTGCTGACCTATATTTTTCGCCCCGATGAGGCAGAATTCCCGCCTTATTTTGACCAAGCGCTCATCGCGCGGCTATCGGCGGAATTCACAATCCCCATCACCGAAAGCACAAGCCGCGCCGAAAGCCATTTCCGTATCGCCGAAAACGAATACGAACGCGCCCGCCAAATCGACGCCCAACAAGATACTCCCAATAGAATCGAAAACTTTTCTCTCATTGATGTGCGTGATTAGGGATTCAATAATAGCTATATATGCATTTATATTGACTTTTTGATTGTGTGTGTTTACATATTTTTAAATGAGCGCAGAACGCAGCAATCCCGAACTTGATTTATCATCTGTATTCCGTCATCCGGAAATGGAAAATCTTGTGTATGCATTGCTGAGTGACCCGAGCCATTTCTTTGACGTTTTATCAGAAACTGACTTATCTGTATTTGATGATGGAAACCCAGAAATGCAGAACAGAGTTTTATCTGCGGGGTTCAAAAAAGCTGCAAATCCGGGGGTCGTTGACATTGTAACCTTACTGCGTGCACATCCTAGAGAAACGATAAGTCTTTTCTTATGGGCGAAAGAACTATCCGAAGGTGTGCCTGATTTAGAAGCCAGCATTAAACCAGATGATCCAATCATGGAGTTTTTCGCCAAAGTTGGTTTCTTGAACGAACGGGCGACTGGCCCTGCTAACTCGGTCTTTGAAATCTTGGGGCTTGAAATCCCTGAGCGTATGGGACGAATGAGAACACCAAGGCGTCAACAATTGCTTGATATTCAAGGGCCTTCACGCTCATAAAACGCGCTGCAAAGATAATGTAATCCCCGAAAGCCCCGCCATCAAGCGGGGTTTTTTCATGCCCACATTTCAGTCTTAAAAAGGAATAACAATGACCCGAATTCGTGAAACAAAAACCACATTCACCGCTGGCGAGGTTTCGCGTGAGCTCCTTGGTCGCGGTGATCTTCGTGCCTATGAAAACGGTGCGCTTGCCCTGCGCAATGTGTTCATCAACCCGACGGGCGGCGTCACCCGTCGTGCCGGTCTTGGCTATATTGACACCGCACCCGGCGACGGCAAGCTAATCGCGTTTGAATTCAATAGCGAGCAAACATCGCTCCTTGTCATCACTGATGAACAAATTGATATCTATACAGGCGGCGTGAAAGAGGCGAGCATTTCGGCCCCGTGGACAGCGGCGCAAATCGACCAGCTCGCATGGACGCAAAGCGCCGATACGCTGTTGCTCACCCACCCCGATGTGTCGCCGAAAAAGCTGGTGCGCAGTGCCAATGCTTCATGGAGCCTCAACGATTGGGTGTTCTTCATCAAAGATAACATCAAAAGCCAGCCCTATTACAAATTTGCCGCCAGCAATGTCACCCTCACACCCAGCGCAACCAGTGGAAGCATCACCCTCACCGCGTCTGAGGGTGTTTTTACGCTCGCGCATGAAGGAACACGCTTGCGCGTTGCGGGCAAGGAAGTCGAAGTCACCGATTACGACTCTCCAACCGTTATAAGGGTAAGTGTGCTGGAAGAATTACCAAACACCGACCCGACAATTGATTGGTTCGAACAAGCCTTTAGCGCCGCCCGCGGATATCCAGTGACCGTGGCATTCCACCAAGATCGCCTTGTCATCGGTGGCTCGCGTGATTTGCCCAACCGCCTCTGGTTTTCAAAATCTGGAGATTTGTTCAATTTTGACCTGGGCGAGGGATTGGACGATGAAAGCATCGAGTTTTCAATCCTCTCCGATCAGGTCAATGCAATACGCGGCATATTTTCCGGTCGCCATCTACAGGTTTTTACATCGGGCGCGGAATGGCAAGTCACGGGAGATCCGCTCACGCCGTCATCGGTGCAAATTCGCCGCCAAACCCGCATCGGATCGCGCATCGACAGATACGTGCCGCCAACAAATGTAGACGGCGCAACGTTATTCATCGCGCGCAACAAACAAGAGGTGCAGGAATTCCTTTATACCGATCTGGAGCAAGCCTATAAATCTAGCGACCTCGCGCTCTTGTCAAAAAGCGTGATCATCGACCCTATAGATATGGATTACGATTCAAAACGCAGGCTTTTATTCCTCGTGCGCAGCGACGGAAAATTTGCCGCCCTGACTGTGTTTCGCGCGGAAAGCGTGGCAGCATGGACACTGCATAATACGCTGGGGCAGGTTAAATCGGTTGCGGTTGTCGGCGATGATGTCTTCATGCTGGTTGAGCGCGGCGGCGCGTTCCTCGTTGAGCAGCTAGACGACGCCCTCAACCTCGACAGTGCATTAACGGGCGAGATTGCCTCCCCCGCAACCCAATGGTCAGGATTAGATCATCTGAACGGCGAGAGCGTTTCAATTGTGGCCGATGGTGAGGTTAAGCAAAACCAAATCGTCACCAGCGGCCAAATCACATTGGACGAGCCCGCCAAGGCAATCCAAATCGGTTTGCCATACACCCATATCATCGAACCCCTCCCGCCAAGCGAGCTGGGCGCGGCAGGGGGGGGGCGGCGTATTCGTCTGGTCGAGGGGCTGTTTCGCCTGCAAGATACACAAAGCTTGCGGCTGGATGTCGGGCGCGGGCTGCATGATATTGCCCTGCGTCAGCTTGGCGAAGACCCCATCCTCGACAGCGCCCCACCCAGCGTCAGCGGCGATATCCGTGTGCGCGCATTGGGCTGGCAACCTGACGGTACGCGAGCCTTGTGGCGCATCGAACAAGACGTACCACTAGCCTTCACCCTGCTATCGGTCACCACCGAGATTAAGGTGAATGATTAATGATACTTGCTTTATAGTCTCAATTGTGATTACATTATGAAAAATATAGGTGAGAAATGGCTATAAGCATAAAATTTGACGAGCAATCAGTTCTGCCGGAATTGGCGCGACAATTAGTTGATACATTGAAGAAAAACCCAGCAGCAGTTGTGTTGGGCATAGAAGATGATGGATCGAGAGCAGATATAGTCTTTGGTTTGGATGGCACTCCTTCAACAGAAGAGCGATTTATATATACGGACGTAGATGTATTGGTTGGGGCAAAGGCGCATTGTGCAAGTAAAGAGCCCGAGTTTACGCCCCAGTTACAAGGTTACATTGAGAGAGTATCCGCACTTGTGAATAGTCCTGCGGGGCCGATAAGAAGCCCAGGATCTTTAGCGCGTCAAGCACCAGAGCCATCAACGTCATTAGATTAAACAAAATTACTAAGCATTAACCAAAAGCAGCCTTTTTAGGCTGCTTTTTTTTATTCCAAAAAAGGAGAAAACACATGGGAGCAATCACCCCAATTGCAAGCGGCCTAACAACGCTTGTCGGTGCGCTTGGCACTGCAAACCAACTCGCGGGGACAATCCAAACTCTGAGCGGTAATAGCCCGCAGCGCCAAGAACAAGATTTAGCGCTCAAGCAATTGCAGGAGCGTCAAACACTGAGCGCCGCCCAGCTCGCGCAGGACAACGCGCTAGAGCGCGAGCGCATCGCCTTGCAAGGGGCGCAAGATGAGGACGATCGCCGCGCCGCTCTACGCCGCGCTGTCGCCCGTCAACGCGCCAGCTTCGGCGCGAGCGGTATCAGCCAAGATAGCGGCGGCTCATCACAGGCGGTCTTGCTTGGTCTGTTCGATGAAACAGAAACCGACCTCGCACAGCGCGAGCAGCTCGACACACTGCGAAACCGCGCCCTTGATTTAGACAGCGCCCAAAACAAAAGCCTTAACCTGCTTCAGGCAACCCAGCTCAAACAACGCCAAGACCTCAACCGCTTATTCTAGGAAATTCATCATGCCCGAACACGTTAAAGTGCCGGACATAACGCCAATCACGCGTTATGTCGCTAATGGCACGCAAACTGATTTCTCATACCCATTCCCGATTTTCGCCTCCGAAGACCTCGCTGTCTATATTGATGGCGCACGCCAGGCAAGCGGCTATACGATCAATGGCGCAGGACAAAGCATGGGCGGAAGCGTTACATTTGATACCGCGCCCGCTATGGATTCCGTCCTCACATTTGCCCGTGAGCTAGCCATCGAGCGTATAACCGACTTCCTTGAAGGCGGGGATTTCAGCGCGCAATCCATCAATAACGAACTTGACTATATGGTCGCCGCCCTCCAACAGGTCAGCCTTGAAAATACGGCAATGCTCCGCTATAGCGACAATGAAGCCCCCGCGAAAACCGAGCTACCCGCGCGCAACCTCCGCGCCAATAAAGGCCTCGGCTTTGACGGCAATGGCAACCCGATCGCGCTAGATTTAAGCGGCGCGGCTGCGTCCCCCGATTTCACCGCAAGCGGGACAGGCGCATCAACACGCACCGTCACCGATAAGCTGGGCGACGCGGTATCAGTTAAAGATTTCGGCGCAAAAGGGGACGGCCTGACCAATGACACCATCGCCATTCAAAATGCCCTGGCCGCAAATGACAGCGTATTCTTGCCCGCGGGTGAGTATCTTATCAGTGGCACAATCACGATCACGGCGCGAAAAGCGTTAATCGGCGCAGGGCAGAAATCGGTGCTGAAATGCAATGGTCAAAATTTCAACGCCGTTGAGATCACCGAGGATCATGCCGCCCTCCATAATTTGCGCATCATCGGCGGTGATATCGGCATTAAGCTGTTTGGCAAAACCCGCCCATGCGTACAAACCGCCATCAGTGATATAACGATTGTCGGCCCCAATATCGGCGTACAATTAGATGGCTATAACAACACCAATTTCCCCTGCTATTGGAACACGTTAAGCCGCGTCCTTGTGGAGCAGTTTAAGCTGCACGGTTTCCACCTCACGCGCAGCGGGGCGGGGGACACGCCAAACGCCAATAAATTCCACGCATGCCGCGCATATTCCCTCGGCGAGCCATCAACGGGGCATGGCTTTTACATCGAAGAAGGGCGCTTTAACAACTCCCTCATCGACTGCGAAGCCAATGTCAACGGCACCGCACAAGGGTGTTTCACGATTGGCGCGGGCTGCGATAAAACCTTGCTCATTAATCCCTATGCGGAGAGTTTTAACAGCGTCCCCAATATCAAGCTTGAGGCAGGATCAATCGAAACCTCGATCTTTAATCTGCTTTCGGTCAGTGACGGCGCGGCCATTTGGGATTTGTCCGGCGGGGAATATACCGCCTATAACGCGGGCTTTCCTTATAAGAACCGCATGCAGCGCACAACCTGTACGGACATGACCGCCACCCTACAAAGATATGACACTGAATTTATAGATACGCAAGGTATCGTATCGCTCGATACATCCCATTCTGTGCATCTTGTGTCCAGCTTCGGCGGGGCGCTAACCGTTAATCTTCCCAATGCGGCGGATGCGGTTGGGGCAATGATGGTCATCAAGAAAACCGACAGCTCAAGCAACGTCATCACCATCAAAGAAACTGGGGGCGCTGGCCCCGACGGGCGTGATTATTTCCTCGGCGCGGAAAATGATTTCATGATGGCGCAATCCAATGGCGCGGAGTGGTTTGTCTTATCCTCAAACCGTGCGCCCGGCAATACGCGCTTTTTCGACGGCAGCGGAACCTATGACATCGACATGGCGGTCGATAGCTATTTGCTCTCGTCATTCGGCGGCGCAATGACCGCCCGCCTGCCGCCCGCGAATTCATCACAGGCAATCGGACGCACCATCACGATCAAGAAAACCGACCCCTCATCCAATACCATCACGGTCACGGAGCAGGGCGCAACCGGCCCCGATGGATACGCACAGCCATTAAACAGCCAATATAATGCCATCACAGTCGTATCAAATGGCGGCCAATGGTACATCATCAACCGCTTCTAGAAAGGCCACATATGCTCAAAATTGAACAGGGAATGCGGCGCGATATCGCCGTATTTCTGCCCAATGCCATGAAAACCACAATCCAATCTTATATCAGCTTTTCCGAAGAGCAAGCCACAAACCCAGAAGGTGACGTGTCGCCCAAATCATTCAAAGAACATCACGATGCCTGCAAAGTCTGCATCGCCCATATCGAGCTTCTCATCAAGCTCGCGCAATGGGCGGATATTCCGCCGCCTGAATTTGAGGGCGAGTTGGAAAACGCCATTTTACGATCAGTCATCGAAAACGCAAACGCCGAATTAGGACGCTAAGCCATGGAAGAAATCGTTGATATGCCAACGTGTTATAATCCACAAAGCACGAAACACGATATAACAGATGCGGATTTAGCATTGTTTTTGGTGGCGTGGAATCAGGCAATGAAAATGCGTACGCCGCAAATCCACCTGAAAATAGCAAGGTGGCTGGAATGGAATTGGAGCTGCGGCAACACGCGCTTACTGCTGATGGCGTTTCGAAGTGCGGGTAAAAGCACGATTGTCGGCCTGTTTGCCGCGTGGCTTTTATATCGCCAGCCAAATTTGCGAATCCTCGTGCTGGCGGCGGATCTGACCTTGGCGAAAAAGATGGTGCAAAATGTCAAACGAATCATCGAACGCCACCCCCATACAAAAAAGCTCAAGCCCAATAAGGCCGAGCAATGGGCATCTGACCGTTTCACCATCAAGCGTATGTTTGAGGCGCGCGATCCATCTATGCTGGCAAAGGGCATTACCGCCAACATCACCGGATCACGCGCCGATATCATTATCTGTGATGATGTTGAGGTTCCCAACACATGCGACAGCGCCGAAAAGCGCCTCGCCCTGCGTGAGCGATTGGCGGAAATGCAATATGTCCTCGTCCCCGATGGCACGCAGCTTTATGTGGGCACGCCACATCATTACAACACAATCTACGCCGAAGAGCCGCACGAGGAATTGGGCGAGGATCACGCGTTTCTAAGCGATTTCAAGCGCCTCTCACTGCCCATAATGGACAAAGATGGCAATAGCATTTGGCCGGAGCGTTACACGAAATACGATATCAAGCGCATGAAACGCGCCAGCGGCCCGAATAAATTCGCCAGCCAAATGATGCTAGAGCCACGCAACCTCATTGAGGGGCGGCTCAACGCGGCGCGGCTGAAGGTGTATGATGATGAGCTCGATTATACCAAGGAAATACAGACCCTTTTCCTCGGGCAAACAAAGCTCGCCGCCTCCAGCACATTCTGGGACCCCGCATTCGGCAGCGAAAAAGGCGATCACAGCGTTGTGGCGGTCATTTTCACCGATGCTGATGGGCATCATTACCTGCATCACATCGCCTATATCAAAATCAATGACGCCGATAAGCAGGACGAAGCCACACAGCAATGCAAAGCCATCGCCCAAATCGCCAAGACGCATTATCTGCCCTCAATCACGGTGGAGACAAACGGCATCGGGAAATTCTTACCCAAATTACTGCGCAATGAATTATCCGCCGCTCACGCGCCATGCACGGTGCGCGAGTGCCATCAAAGCCAAAACAAGGATATGCGTATCATCGAAGCCTTCGATGCCATCCTCGCTAGCGAGCGCTTATCCGTCCACCGATCTGTATTGAAAACACCGTTTATGGGCGAGATGCAGGAATGGCGACCTGGCGCGAATAGGGGGCATGATGATGGCTTGGATGCCGTCGCAGGGGCGCTCGCCCAAATCCCTGACCATTTGCCACGCATATACGGCAAAGGCGCACATAGCTGGATGCGTGGACAAAAACCCCACAAAGCCAGCACCGATTTTAAAATCTAGGAGACAGCCCATGGAATATTACGAAATGCTCGCCGGTATCACCATAAGCCTGTTCGCTGCAATCTTGGGCGCGATCTGGCGCAAAGCCGACCGCGCAGAAAAAATGGCGGAAAGTAACAAGGTGATCCTCACCTATCTCAGCCGCAATCTGGATAAAACCAGCAACCTCAATGAACGCCTCAGCTCATTAGAGGCATCATTCGGCGCAGAGATCAAAAACCTCTCAATCTCAATCAAACGCATGGAAAGCGCCCTCATCAGGATGGATCAAATCGCATCATGCCATCCCGCAAGCCGCCCGTCCTGAGGCCTGTCCCCTTGGGCAATCATGAAATTAAAATAAAAGGAATTCACAGATGAAAAAACCAACTTTGACCGCTATCGGCGGATCGGATGTGCCACCGCGCAGCGACGCCGAGGCGTTCTATCGCAACCTTGAAAACGACGTTCTTGCCCGCACATTATGGGGCGAGGCAAGGGGCGAGGGCACAATCGGCCCTGAGGCGGTTGCAAATGTCATTCAAAATCGCGTGAAAACCGCCCAAGACAATGGCGGTAAATATTGGTGGGGTGGCAACATCATTCAGGTCTGCCAAAAACCCTATCAATTTTCTTGCTGGAACCGCTCCGACCCATCATTCAAAAAACTACAAGCCGTTGGCGAGGATGACCTCTATTTCGCAACCTGCCTGCGCATTGCCCGCCGCGCGGTGCTGGGGCAGTTAAACGACCACACGGGCGGCGCCACCCATTACCACGCCGATTATGTCGCGCCATATTGGGCCAAGGGTGAAACCCCGACCGTCACCATCGGGCGCCACATTTTCTACGATTTGAAAGGGCTATAATTAACCCGGAATTAGGAAAAATCGTTTAAGCTCAACCAATGAACAGCTACGAACAAAACGTGATAAAAAACATTGAGAAATTCGGCTGTAGCGTGACGCACGTTATGGCCGATGAGGATGGCCCTGGATTCACTTATTCTATCGGTATTCAGCAGCAAACCGCTAAACCCGAAGTCATCGTCGTTGGTCTACCGCCTAAGCTGATGCATTTTATGGTCAATGAATATAACAAGCGCGTAAAAGCAGGCGAAGAATTTACAGAAAATGAACTTTACGACGGCTTCATAGAAGATTTTCAAGTCACGTTCAAAGCAATCGACCCCAAACATTACGACGATTATATGGGATCATGCCAATGGCTCTATAATGGTGATGATTTTCAGGTGTTTCAAATCGTTTGGCCAAGCACGTCAGGAAAATGGCCGTGGGACAAAGATGCCTCAGAGCAGTATCTCAATAGTATGACAATTTTATATTAACGATATTCGATATGACGGATATCAAAAAAAGGATATCCAAAATGATCGAATCAATCCTCGCAAAAATCGGCTTACCGCTTTTAATTACCTTTATTTCAGAATCGCTTAGGGGCATTAATTCACCTGTCACCCGCACCGCCGCCGACGCGCTGGAGCGTGTCGATGATGCATTAAAGGCCGGAGCCATCACGCCCGAGCAAATGGCGGAGGCAAACAGGCATTTGGAGAATTTGGCGCAGCTAAAATCTGAGGAATTCAAGGTAACCCTTTCTGAAATAAACCAAACCATGCGCGCAGAAGTCGCATCACAAGATAAATATGTTCGCCGTATGCGCCCGACATTCGGGTATCTCATGGCGTTAACATGGGCGGCGCAAATGTTTGGAATTGCTTACGTAATTATTTTTGATACTGATCGTGCCGGTGCAGTTATGGCGGCCATGGGCTCGCTATCGGCCATTTGGGGCATCGGCTTATCCGTTTTGGGCATCTACGTCTATCGCCGCAGCGATGATAAAAAGCTCCCCACGCCCGAAGTTATCTTTTGGAATAAATAA